CACTATCATCTCTAAATTGAAGTGTAGTTAAGTCTTCTTCTACTCCAGAATGAAAATATAAAGTTGTAGAGTCAAGTTTAAGTTCAAATAACTCAATAAGTTCTGAACCTGGGTCTTGCTTTTGTAAATCTTTAATAAGATCTGTCATGCTTCGTATACTCTCCTAAAATTTGCTGTTGCACTATAAAAATTATCATAGGCATATGTTTTTGTCCATTTATCACATACAACTTTGTATGTTGTTTCAGACCCGCCTACATTACTATCAGATACTTTATAGTTAAATGCAGTTACTCCTTTTCTACTCACAAAGAAAGCAATTATATCATCTATTTCTGCTTTTGGTCTTGTCTTAAAACTTAATGAAAAAGTCTGGTCTAAAGAGTTTATTCCGTTTGCTATTCTTTGCTCATATCCGTCGCCAAAAGAAGCCATAAGAACTCTCGGAGTTTCAGTTGAAGAAAGACCTTTATCTGGAACTACTTGTCTATTTCCGTGGTCTGATGTTGTGTTAAATCCTATTGCCATAAGTATTAAATTGGGCTTAGTAAGCCGCCTGGTCGTTGTTGTTCTGATATTTCTCTAGTTACTGCGACTTGAATTGCTTCACCTAATGCTGCTGATTCCTCTGCTGAAGTTTCTACGTCTCCTTCGTTATTTACAGTAACATTTATAACTGAATTTACTGGTCCTTGTCCTTTTCCTGTAAGTTGTACAGGTATTTTATCCCCGTCTGGTAGAGGTACGATTGCTTCTCTTCCATGCATGAGTACATTGTAACCTGAATCAGGTCCGTCTGCTATTCCACCACTTGCATATCCTTTTCCAACTACTCCGCCATATCGGGTGCTTGCGTCTGGTACTCCATAATCGGCATCAAATAATGTATCATTATCTGTTAGTGAACTATACTCCCTTGAAACAGATATATTAGTCATCGCTTGAATAATCGAACTTGCCATACGTACTGCAAGTATTCTTTGCATTTCTTGAATTACTACTACAGCTAATTGTTTGAAAGCATCTTTAGCTGAAGCTGTTCCGTTTATAATACTTAAAAACATTTCATCAATCCCAGCCTGGAAAGTATCATTCAACTGTCCTGCAACTGTATTTGCTCTTATATATTCTTTTTCTTGAAGTTTTAATAGTCTTAGTTTTTCTTCTTCTTGACTTATTTCTACTAAATTATTTGTAAGAGCAGTGCCTTTTAGCCCAATACCTTGTGCTATTAAAATATTTTTTCGGTCCTCTGATGATTCTATATCTAATGAAAACTTTTTCTCCTTTTCTAATCGCAGGAGCATTTTACTTCCTTCATCTTTTTTTGCTGATAGCATTGATATATTTGTAGAAACTGTGCCTTGTGCTTTTAATATACCTGGCTGTGCTGCTACAGATTGTACCATTGCTCTTAACTTATTATTTATAGAATCAAAGTCTTCAGTGGTTTTTATATCCAGCCCTAAAGCTGTATTTAACATTCCTATTTTGTCAGCTTTTGCTGCCCCGGAATTTTCTTTTTCTATTCTTGCATCTAGAGCTTCTAATGCCAAGCTTGCAGCGTCTGCAAATGTTTGACTATCTTTTGCAGCATATCTCTTTTGCACTTTTCCAAGGGTTTCTCCTAAATTCTTATAAGCGTCATCTAAATCTCCGACTGTTTCTGTTTCTTCTTTGATTCTATTATTAGATGTTGAAACTATAGATGCAAATGATAAAAACTGTTCTCCTGTCATAAATACGGTTTGCCCTGCATCAAATAAACTTCTCATTAAAATCTCTAGTTTTTTTGTTAGTAGTTCGGGTTGTTCGGCTACTTTCTCTGGGTCTAATCCAAATATTTTTTCTATTATAGTTTCTCCACCTGCTGTTCTTGGGAGTAATAAGTTTGGATTAAGTGTATTTATTTGGGTCTCAATATCTTTAATAGTTCCTTTAAAAGCTTCCATATCTATTGCAAAAAGTGCAGCAAGTTGATTTGATAAGACTCCTCTTATATTTTGTTTTTCACCTCTTGAGTATGTTGAAATAGAATCACTAGCTTTGTCCCCTAAGAAATCACTTATAGCATCTATTCCTTGTAAACCATTAAGAAGTCTAAAAGTTCTTAATAAACCTTTGTTAACATTATCTATAGAGTCTTCGGTTTTATCCATTTGCTCTTTTAAAATTTGAGTTCCTACATTATTTATATGTTCTAATTCAAGCCCTGTTTTTTTCAAAGCTTTATTTAATCTTTCTTGTTCTGTTTTATATTCTTCAGTTACAAATAATAAATCATATATAAATTTTACAATAAAACCTGCTGTAAATATAAAAAAAGCTGCATTTATAATAGAACCTAATGCTACGAATAAAGGAGCTAATTTTAATGCTGCAGTTCCTATTCCTGCAAGTGCTACTTGTGAAGCTGCTGCTGGTACTGTAATAGCTGCAGCTAATGCAGTTCCTGCTATCTTCCCTCCTGCAATCATTTTTGCATATGCACCTGCTGATACTCCTACCATTTGATTTCTTGTTTTAATAAAATAAGCTAATTCTGCATCATTAATTACTTTTCCTGCAGCTTGTCTTTTCTTTAAATTATTAATCATTGCGGTTACAGACCTTCTTTGATTTAGTAGGCTTTTTTCCTCAAAAGATGCCATATCCATTTTTCTTTTTGCAAGGAATTTTTTAAATGTTCTAGATTTCTTTAATTCTGTTATATTGAATGTAGCTCCATTTTTTCTTATAGTTGCAGCATGTTGTTCAAATTGAATTTTAGTCGCTCTAAGGTTACTCTGTGCTGAAGTTCTGAATGCAGTTAAGCCTGCAGTTAAATTACTTAAAGCTGGAAAAGCTGATTTTGTGATTGATAATGCAAACCCAGCAAATAAAGTTGCTGCTGCTCCAGTATTTCGAGATAAAAAATCTGCTACAGTCTCTAAAGGTCCTATAAAGGCGCTTAACCCTACTATAATATCATTAAATGAAGTTTGTAATTTTGAAAATGGATTTACTAAGTCATCTGCTGTTCCTCTAAAGTCTCCGTACTTATCATTTAACTGACCCATTACTTCTGCATGAACTGCTGCTGCTTTTTGAGCTATTGTTAATTTATTTGCAGCTAATCCATTGGCTATAGCAAATTTTTCGGTTGCTACTTCAAGTCTTAGTATAATACCTAATTCATCTAGTAGTTCTGGTTCTGCTTTTGTAACACCTCTAACAAGACGATTAAAAGAATCGTTTAAATCTCTTCCTAAAGCAACCGAAGCTAACTTTGCTCCTTCTGCTAAGTCTTCAACTTCTTTTGCCCCAAATCCTGCAGCTGTTGTTATAGCTGCTGCTTGTGCGGCTGATTGAAAGTCTAAAATTCCTGCGGTGGCATCTCTAATTGATTGTGTTATAAGAGCCATGTTTTTACCCGTTATTGCTCCAAATTGTTCCATACCTGCAATTTGATTCTTTATATTTGCAGCCGTTTCTAATCCTCTAAATAAGGCACTAACAGCAAATAGAGAAGCAGCAAGAGTAGCATACGCAGGTACTAAACCTCCATTGATACCTTGTGCCATTTTTGAGAAGTTTTTAGAAGAGCCTGATGAAGCTTGTGCCGCTCCTTTTAATCTACGGTCGGCAGTTTGTGCAGAAGTTCCTACCTTATCTAATTGTTGAGAAGCCCCCTTTGCTTTTTTGCCAAGGACTTTTAATTGACCTTTGTCATCAATTACTAACTTTCCTACTACCTTAAAATCTGCCATTGTTTATCTTTTTAAATTCGCCGAATTAATTCCGGGACCTTTTGCCTTGTTTTGAGAGGCTTTTCGTTTTCTATCAATCTTTTTATTTATAGCTTCGCTATTTTTTGCTTCTATTTGTTTTATCCAAAAAATAGTGTTTCTTTTATCGTCGACGTCATGTACATCTAATAGAGTACCAAGTGCGGCCATATCTTTTCCAAAGTATGAACCACTCATTCCATCCCATCTATCGGGTAATAAGTCGTGCAATAAAAAAGCCACCTGAACTTCAGGAGGAAAATCTCCCATAGTCGGTGGCATTTCGGCAGGGTCGGGCTCTATACCTTTTTGTTCACATATATCTAAATAGGTGTCCAGAGGTAGTTGTCCTTCCTTATATTGTTTATTTAATAAACCAAGTACTTGTTCTACTTGGTCTTCGTAAAATTTTCTAAGTCGCCTGTAACTTCAGTTACCCAAGTGTCAAAGTCTCCTGCATTCTTCATCAGAGTCTCTGCATTGTCTTGGGAAAATTCTAATTCATCTTCAGGGTCTAAGCTGCTGATATCCACCAATAGAAGCTCTTCTAAGTAAGAATACTTTAAGCCTTTCCACCCTTTGATTACTGCTTTTACATATTCGACTAAAAATTTATCTTCGTCTAGTTGGTCATCAAAAGCTCTTGTCTTTCTATTAAACTTTTGTGATAAACAACGATTTCTTAATTTAATTAGTTCTTCTCTTGCGAGATAGCATAAATCTACAGTAAATCCATTCATACCTGGGTAATCTACGGTTACTGTTTTGCTTGGAGTTAATAAACTCGATAGTGATACGTTTTGTTTTTGTTCTGTCATTCTTTTTTCCTATAAAAGAGGGAGGGACTTTGCCCTCCCCGTTAATTTAATTATTAAGTTACTGTAGGTCCT